CTGGCCGTTAAGGGCAGCGACAACACTTGCACTTACTCCTTCCTGAACATGGCCGCCCTGGTCGATACCTACAAGGCCAAGGTCCAGGACAAGGACGCCTCCACCACCATCGAGATCGCTGGCTACGAGGTCGAGGTCAAGGTCAATATCTCCAAGGCGGACGACAACGCCCTGGAGCTGAAGGACGACGGCCTGTATGTTCCCAAGGCTGCGGTCGTCGACATCAGCGGCAAGGCCGACAAGGTCGCTAACGCTACCGAAGGCAACCTCGCAGGCCTGGACGAGAACGGCAACCTGACCGATTCCGGCAAGAAGGCTTCCGACTTCGTGGATGCCGAGGCTGGCAAGCGCCTGATGACCGACGAGGAGGGCACTAAGCTGGCCGGCATCGCCGAGGGTGCCACCAAGGTCGAGGTGTCTGCCACCAACGGCAACATCAAGGTCAACGGCGAGGAGAAGACCGTCTACACCCTGCCTGAGACCGTTCTGCACGACAGCGACATCAGCGACTACACCGCCGAGGAAATCGCTGCCCTGCTGGCCGACGACGAGGGCTAATCCATAACCAGCCGAAGGAGGTAAAACCCCATGGCAAGGAAGAAATTCAAACTTCCGCTTGATGTGGGGTTTCCCGCCCTGTGCAGTCATATCAAGGAAATCAGAAAGACCGCGGAGGATTCGTCCTCCGCGGTCTCTGCGCTGGCCCAGGCCACAAGCGACGCTCTCAACGAGGTCGACGGCATCCTCCAGGAGAAGCTCGACCTCGTTTCTCCCGTCAGTTTCACCATCCCGACGACGGGATGGAAGACCGACAGCGCCGTTTCCGGCTACACCAAGTATTACGACCTCGCCGTCGACGGCCTCCTGGCCTCCGACATCGTGGCCGTTGACGTAGCCCCGGCCAGCACAGACATCGCCAGAGCGGCAAACTTCACCAACACCGAAACCATCGCCGGGGTCCTGCGGCTCCGCGCTAAGAGCGTACCCACCGCAGCAATCACGGCGCAGTATCACATCACCAACACCGCAAAATACGCGGTGGAAGAGGAGGCATAAAAATGGCATTTGGCCCCTTCAACGTGGGAGGCGGCTCCGCCCAGGGCGGCGGCTCTGCCTCCAGCGTTCTCTACGACAACAGCAAAACCCATATCGCGGCCAGTAACGTCCAGGACGCCCTCGACACCGTGCTGGACGCGACCCTCCCGACCCTCGTTATCACGGCCCCGGCCGGAAGCGCCCTCGTCATCACCAACGGAAGCACCGTCATCAACGGCACCAGCGGCACCGACGGGACCTTCACCACCAAGCTCCCGAACACCGGCACCTGGACCATCCAAGCCAGCAAGGACGGAGAGAGCACGGAGGGCACGGTCAACGCCGCGGAGGTCGGCGGCAACTACGCAATCACCCTGGCGTACTTCGCCGCCACCATCAACGTCACGGCTGTCGCCGGAGCGGTCGTCAAGGCCGTTTGCGGCTCCGATACCTTCTCCGCGACCGCGGCCAGCAACGGCAAGGCCGCCATCACCGTGAAGAAGGCCGGGACCTACACCATTTCCGGCACCTACGACGGAGCAGGCTCCAACACCGCCTCCGTCAACGTCACCACCAACGGCGCCAGCTACACCGCCACGGTGAAATTCATCACCCTGACCGTGACCGCGCCCGCAGGCAGCACCATCACCGCAAAGAACGGCAGCACGACCAAGACCGGCACCGGCGGCACCGTCACCTTCTACCTCCCCAACACCGGCACCTGGACCGTCCAGGCGACGAAGAGCGGAGAAACGGCCAGCGACACCGTCAGCGTCACCGCCTACCAGGCATACAGCGTCGAGCTGGCCTACGTGAAGATTTACGGCGTTACGTGGGATAAGAGCAGCAAAACGACCCTGACCCGCACCGACGACGCCGCGCTCTTCACCGACCCCGTCCCCAGCGTTGGCGGCGCCGCAGGCTCCTCGCCTTTCGACAACTGCCTGCCCTGGTCCGGCATGGTGAAGGAGACCCGCACCGGCGGCGTCATGGTGAAAATCCCGAAGTTCTGGTATAAGTGGACCGACGCCAACGGCACCCTGACGCTCCAGATTGCCGACAAGGCCGTTTCCGGCTTCCACGTCAGCCCGGCCCACGCGGACCGCGGCGACGGCAAGGGCGAGCGCGACTACGTCTACATCGGCCGTTATAAGTGCGCCGCCAGCACTTACAAGAGCGAGACCGGCAAGAAGCCGCAGGTCAGCCAGACCCGCGCCTCTTTCCGCACCAGCATCCACAACCTCGGCTCGAACATCTGGCAGCAGGACTTTGCGATGTTCTGGACGACCCGTATGCTCTACCTCGTCGAATACGCCAACTGGGACGGCCAGGCGGCCATCGGCTTCAACTGCGGCAACAACAGCGGCACCGAGAATATGGGCACCACGGACAGCATGACGTATCACACCGGCACGAAGCTCTCCAGCAAGACGACCTACGGCACCGGCGTCCAGTACCGCTGGATTGAGGACCCGTGGGGCAACGCCCTGGAGTGGTGCGACGGCATCTACTTCTCCGGCTCCAACGTCTACTGCATCAAAAACCCTGCAAACTTCAGCGACAGCAGCGGCGGCACGAAGACCGGGACCAGACCGACCTCCGGCGGCTATATTTCCGCCTGGGGCATCCCGACGGTCTCCGGCTTTGAGTACGCCCTCTATCCATCTGCGGTTGCGGGCAGCGAGACCACCTACATCGCCGATTGCTGCAGCTACAACGGTTCCGGCGTGGTCCTCTGCGTGGGCGGCTACTGCAGCCAGAACCGCTACCGCGGCCCGTTCTTCCTGAGCGGCGACTGCACGGCCTCGTACGCGAACAGCGACATCGGCTCCCGACTCCAAGAACTCCCCTGATGGGGGACCGGGGGCCGCAGCCCCCGGAGCTTCCGAAAAGCGTGAACCCACCGTAAGGAGAACCAGCCCATGAGACAGAACAAAAAGCACACCCCTGCCGGGAGGCAGTACGCCAACACCGGCATGGGCGGGACCCCCTACGCAGTCCGGGAGACCACCACCCAAAGCGGAGAGCGGCGCTGGGCCATCCAGCGCCGCTCGACCGCTACCGGGGAGTGGATAAGCACCGGCCCCGCGGAATGGGAGACCCCCGCCGCAGCACAGGCCACCCTCGACCGCATCGCGCAGGCGAACGGGTGGCCCGCGATATAGTAAGACAAACCGGCGCCCATTAGGGCGCCTCGGGATTGTCTGCGCCTTGGAGCCTCGGCCGTTTCCTGGCTGTTGCGCGTCCGCCGATTACTGCAACTACAACAGTTCCGGCGTGGTCCTCTACGTGGGCGGCAACTACAACCAGAACCGCAACCACGGCCCGTTCTACCTGAACGGCAACTACACGGCCTCGAACACGAACAGCAACATCGGCTCCCGACACCTTGTTAGCAAACCCCAGCACATCTATGGCGCAGGCTTTCGCGCACCGCTTGGTGAAGATATTGCCATCAGGACTTCGTTTAGTACGGCCCGAAGGCACCTGGAAAGACGGAGAGGCAAACAAGGAAAGGTGACGACTTATCAAAAGAATAGGGCACGTCATGGAACAAATCGTCGCGGACGACAACGTCCGCCTCGCCATTTTGAAGGTCAACAGCGCGCACCACCAGCACGGCGTCTGCGGCTGGGTACTCCGTACCCTGGACGAGCGCGTCGAAGAGCTGAAGCGTATCGCGCAGGACCCGAAATGGCAGGCGTCGCCGCCCCGGACCTTCGCGTTCTATGACAAAAGCGCCGGCAAATGGCGGGACGAAGTATGCGAGCCGCCCATCTGGCCGGACCAATATATCCACCACATGATTGTCCAGGCCCTGGAACCCATATTGATGAAGGGCATGGACCACTGGTGCTGCGGGAGCATCCCCGGACGCGGCATCAGCCACGGAATGAAGGGGATAAAGCGGTGGCTGAGGGAAGACCCCAAGGGGACCCGCTACGCCGCAGAACTCGATATAAAATCGTTCTATCGCAGCATCAACCCACGGTATGTCATACGGTGGCTGGCCCGGAAGATAAAGGACCGCGCAGCCCTGCGTCTAATATGGGCCATCATCAAAAACGGCATCAAAATCGGGTACTATATCAGCCAATGGATGGCGAACGCCATGCTTCAACCCTTGGACCACCTTATCCGGGAGAAGCTGGGCGTCCAACACTTCCTGCGCTACATCGACAACCTGACCCTCTTCGCCAGCAGCAAGAGGAAGCTCCACAAGGCGATAAAGGCCATCAGCAAATGGCTGACCTCCGTCGGCCTCCGCCTGAAAGAGAACTGGCAGGTTTACCGGGTCAGTGCCCGCATGGTGTCTGCCCTGGGCTACCGCTACAACCACCAGAAGACCCTCCTCCGCAAGCGGAACCTTCTCCGCCTGAAGCGTCAGCTCGCCCGCGCCTATAAGAAGATAGACGCCGGCCGGAAACTGGCCGTTTCTATGGCGGCCGGTCTGCTTTCGAGGCTCGGCCAACTGAAGCATTGCGACAGCCGCGACCTCCGCCGGGCCATCGTTCGGCCCGGACTAATCAAAATCCTGAAAGACGTTGTGCGAGAGCACAGCCGCAAAAGAAAGGAGCAAAGCCAAAAATGGAACAGAACACCCGCACCCAGTACAGCTTCGGCGTAATGAAGCTCATGGGCGAAGAGCAGCAGGTCCTCCGCGTCAAGTCTAAGGACCCCATCACCCTCACGCCCGGCCGCTACCATACGGTCACAGAGGAGTTTCCCGACATGACCGTCACCCACAACTTCAAGGTCGACTACATCGTCGCCGAGGACAGCGACGCCGACGGCTACGTCTATAAGTGGTTCGCCCTCAAAGAGCACCACACCGCCACGGACCGCAGCCCGAAGGCCATCCAGCTCTCCGAGCAGAACGCCGCCAACCTGGACTATGTCTGCATGATGGCCGGTATCGACCTGCCGACTGAAGACGAACCGCAGCAGAAGGAGGACAGCACCGATGAATGAGCACAGCCCGAAGTTTGAGCGCGTAAAGCGCTACTATGACACCGGCCTCTGGAACGCGGCGATGGTACGCAACGCCGCGAAGAACCCGAAGGCCTCCCCGTGGATTACCGAGGCCGAGGCCGAGGAAATTCTGTCCGGCGGCACCAATGAGTAACCTTCAGATGATAGAAGCGCTCTGCACCCTCTGCGAGGAGCAGAACCGCGTCCTGAAGGCCATGGCCCGGCGCCTCGGCGAGCTGGGCGACACCGCCCTCACCGACGAGATCGCTGCGGCCGACGAGCGCTACCGTCAAATCATCGGGTCCAACGAATTCCCGGACCCATAACCGAAGCCGCCCTCTCCGCGAGGGCGGCTATTTCTATGCAAAGGAGGGAGCCAACACGGGAAGAAAATACACCCCGAAGCACCTGGCGGACACCTACGACCAGGCAAAGCGCAAACTCGAACTGCGCTATGAGCGGAAGGAGCTGAAGCGCAAAGAACGCATGAAAAGCTCCTCGCTTCTCTGGCTGTGGGAATTCAGCAAGAAGGCGGTCCGCATCTGCATGACCATCTACGTCCTCGTCATCGCCTACGCCATGACGGCCATGTGGACCCGGAACGATTTCACCTACCTGGGGACGCTCATCGAGCAGACCAGCGACATCCTGAAGGTCTGCGTCTTCGGCTACCTCATCAAGGCCGGCGCCGAGAACGTCGTCCGCATCCGCACCTCGCCGCAGGCCCCGGAAGAGGACCCGCAGCCGCAGGAGGACGACGGCCCCGTCGTGCCGCAGTAACAAAGAAGGAGGAACCACAAAATGACCGAAAACCAACTCCGCGCCAAAGTAGTCACAGCGGCAAAAGGCTGGTACGGGTGCAAAGAGGCCGACGGGAGCCACAAGCCCATCATCGACCTCTACAACACCCAGAAACCGCTCCCCCGCGGCTACAAGATGAAATACACCGACGCCTGGTGCTCGACCTTCGCCAGCGCCGTCGCCATTAAGGCCGGCATGACCGACATCATCCCGACCGAGTGCGGCTGCGAGGCCCATATCAAGCGCTTCAAGGCCATGGGAGCCTGGCAGGAGGACGACACCTATGTCCCGAAGCCCGGCGACTATATCTTCTATGACTGGCAGGACAACGGCGTCGGCGACTGCACCGGCGCAGCGGACCATGTCGGCATCGTCGTCGAAGTGAACGGGACCACCATCACCGTCATCGAAGGCAACATGAACGACGCCGTCGGCTACCGCCGCATCGCCGTCAACGGCCGCTATATCCGCGGCTACGGTGTCCCCAACTACGCCAAGAAGGCCGCGGGCGGCAAGCAGACCGACGAAGGAACGGGCAACACCAAGGACACGACCCCGTCCGGCACCTACGCCGTGGGCGATACTGTCCAATTCCTCGGTGGCCCGCACTACACCAACGCCGTCGCCGCCAAAGCCGCCGGGAAACCGAGCGCAGGCCCGGCCCGCATCACGGCCATCAAGAAGGGCACCGCGCACCCCTATCACGTTGTCCACACCACCAGCGCCTCCGGCGTCTACGGCTGGGTCGATGCCGCGAGCATCGCCGCCGCGGCCGGCGAACAGACCTACACCGTCGTTTCCGGCGACACCCTTTCGGCCATCGCCCGGAAGTACGGCACCACCGTCAAGAAGCTCGCCGCCTACAACGGCATTTCCAACCCCAACATCATCCGGGTCGGCCAGACCCTCCGCATCCCTAAGTAAGGAGAAAGGAGGACGCCATGAGTGAAAGCATCGAAATTCAGTTGACGCGCATCGACGAGCGCAGCAAGCGCAACGAGGGGCGCATCAAGCTCCTGGAAGAGAACCAGGAGACCCTTCACAAGCTGGTGACGAGCGTCGAGCTTATCGCCAAGAGCCAAGAGCGCATCGAGGGGACCGTCGGAGAGCTGACCGGGAAGGTCGAAAACCTGGAGCAGGCCGACGGAAAGAAGTGGCGGGCCATCGTAGAGAAGGTCGTCACCGTCATCGTTGCAGCCGTCATCGGCTATGTGCTCGCCCACGTCGGGTTTTAAGAAAAAGGAGTGATACCCTATGGACATTTCCACCATCATTGGGACCTTCGCCAACGCGCTTATCGCCGCGGCCGCGACCGCTACGGCCGCGCTTGCCGCCTACGGCATCCGCCGCCTGGCTGAGTACCTGAAGAACCGCGCCGACAGCGCAGACGCCAAGCGCTTCATCGACGAGGCAAGCGACGCTATCAGCGCCGCCGTTGCGGCTACCTCGCAGACCTATGTCGACGCCCTGAAGGCTGCCGGAAACTTCACTAAGGAGAACCAGGAAAAGGCCGCAGAGGCCGCCCTGGAGACCGCCAAGAGCCTCCTCGCAAAGGACGCCGCCGACTTCATCGCCGGCGCATACGGGAGCCTGGACGCCTACCTGAAGCCCAAA